CTAATATAGTTAGAAATGTAGCTATTGGTGCTACTGTATACTCTAGCTCTAAAGGATTAGTACAGGGTATTGGTTACCAGCCCCCTGATCCAGCAGTTTATTATGATGGTACAAATATCCGTCAAATTAATGATATGGGGGCTAATGCCAGATATGGTCAGGCTGTCATGGGTAGGAGACGGTAATGTGGGGAAGACTCCTAAATGCTGGGACTAAGGCAGTATTAGGAAAAGGTAGCAGTAGATTTTTATCTATGGGTGCCTTAAAAGCAGGATCCAGATTTTCTGGGAATCCTGTATGGGCTTTAGCTCAAAACACTTTAATTGCCGGGGGTTTAACTTATATGTTTGCCCCGCAAGAGACAAAATTAAGGGATACAGCGGGAACTATTGCTTCTTCCTATCTCTTTATGGGTTTTGGATTTTTTGGTCAGTTCTTTGGTGGTGCTCTTATTAATGCGGCATTTCATGCTGGAGATTACACCAAGAAAGTAGGGGCATCAATAAGATCGGAGTATAGTAGCAGAACCATGGCTGCTGTGCCTTTTAGTTATTCTAGTCAGGGGATGGAATTAGCAAATTATTCTTTTCAAATGGCTAAAAATACTATGAACAATAATAGTGGAATGATTGGAAGTGAGGCTAGCGTAATGGCTGGTCGGTACCTCCGTAGATAAATTATGTTTGAGTTTGATAAGCTTTCTCCAGAAGATAAAGAAAGGCTAATCAAAGCTAGGAGTAGTCCTCTTAGTTTTGCTGAGCAATTTTTAAAGAGCCCCAACCCTGGGCCTCCTTTTACTGCATTTAAGGCCAATTATCCTCAAAGAATAGTTCTTTCTTCCAAGAAGAGAGATACTTGGGTATGTGTACATCGTCGTGGAGGTAAGTCAGCAGCAGGGAACTCATACGTTATAGATTCTACTACCCGCAGACCTCTTCGTATAGATCAAGCTGCTAAAGTAAAGAATACATATTGTTTTGATTTTGAGAAAAATATTGTAGAGTCCAGTATTGCTGAGTGGGAGTATTCTGGAAAGAAACTGTGTGTTAGTATTCGACTTGAATCGGGGGTAGCTTTAACCCTTTCTACAGACCATATGGTGTTGGAAAGGAAAATGGGGTGGATTCCTGCTGGGGATGTACGAATTGGACAAGAATTACTTGCAGCCAGTAAATTTCCAGAGGGGGATAACGAAGTAAGTGAGGAAACAATCCTTCAAACTTATGAAGCTACAATTAATAAAAGCAAAATTCCTGATGAAATTTTTAACTACAATAACTATTGTTTACATCTTTATTTAAAGGCTTTATTCTCTTATTATGGTAGATTTGACCATAAAAATCAGAATATTACTTTATCATTTTTTAACAAAAATCTCGCATTTGATGTTCAACATCTTTTATATCGTTTTGAAATATATTCCAGAGTTACAAAAGATGGGATTTTACGCATAGATGAAGAGTTAGAGCGTAATCTTTTTCTGGGTGTTATCCTAGATGCAGATGTAGAAGTATTTGAAACTAAAAGTAGTCGTAGATGGGATTTAGTTGTAAATAAGAAAGACGCAGGACTCAAAGATGTTTATGAGTTATGTGTAGGGCACCCAGACACTAATTTTGTTGCCAATAATACCATAATTCACAATAGTTTCTCCTTTATTGTTATTGCGTTGTGGCATGCTGTAACGCAACAAAATAAAAAAATACATCTCTTTGCACCATCATCTGTTCAAATTACAGAGTTCTTTGATGTTTTAGATGACTGGATTGCGGCTAATCCTCTTCTACAAGGTTTCAAGAGTCCTGTAGGAAATACAACAACACCTCCACTTAGATCTTTTATTACTGGATCATTTATTGAGGGACATATTCTTGGTGTCAATGGTGTTGCTCCTGATAAATTAAGAGGTATCACAGCTGATATTTGTATTTTGGACGAGTCTCAGGGATTCTCTGACGAAGATTGGCGAGTGCTTATTCCTATTATGCGAGGTGACCTTACTCGTAGAGATAAGATTAGATGCTATATTGCAGGAACTCTGAACCGAGCAGATGGTTATTATTACAAGAAAATTGATCTTCTAGAGCCCACTAAAAAAGAGACCGTAATAAAAGTCCCAATTGATCAAAACCCAGATTATACTGAGGAAATGGTTGAGGAGGAGAGGTTATCAGTTCCAGACGAGATCTGGAAGACTGAGTATTTACTGCAAGTCACTCAGGCTGATAATTGTGTTTTCAGGTTAGAAGATATTGAAAGTGTGTTCTCAGAAGATTGGGAGCCAAGTTCTAAGTATAGAAATCCAAATTTACCTGTCTTCTTAACAGTTGACTGGGATAAAGTTCAAGCAGGTACAAATATTTTACTTGCCCAATATGATCCTATTAATAAAACTGCCAGACATCTTTATCATGTAGAAGTTCCGCCCAGCGAAATGACTTATACCTTTGCTATTGAGGAAATTGAAAAACTAGTAGAGGTTTTTGATCCAGAACTTATTGTAGTGGATCTTGGGTCTGGAATGAAGCAATGGGAAGATCTAATTACTGTGGCTAATCGAAGAACTGATCTACAACTTCATTCAAAACTTTTACAACTGCCGTTTAATAAATCAATTAAAGTCCCTGATCCCATAACTGAAGAGGATATTTCAATTCAGGTTAAGCCATATCTTGTTGATATGCTTAAAAACAAGTTCCAAAAAGATTTAATTAGGATTCCTTTACACAGAGAAGATTACAAAAAACAGTTTGTTAACTTCAAAATCAAAGGAGAAACCAAGAGAACTACTAAATATTCTGGTGGGGAAGAACACTATATAGATAACTGGTTAATGACTATGTGGGCCATTTTCCAGTATTACGAAAACCCTTACCCTGAAAATAATAAGACTTTTGAGAGATTGGGGGTCATTCAGGTTCCTAATGATGAAGATATGTTCAGATCTACAATGAAAACACTGATGCTTCAAGATAAAGAAGACAGAGATGGTAGCAGTTTCTATTTCGATAGATCAGAACTAGATACTAATACATTTGGGTACAACAGGAGTAATTTTTAATGAGTGCATTTGGTAAATTCATAGATACAAAAACAATTGAGAAGAAAGTTGATCAGCTTGTATCTGAAATTTCTAATAAAGTTGGACCAATTGCGGGCACTGAGGTTGATTTTGTTAGAACTATACAAGAAACCCCTCCTAATCAACTAGCACTAGATGTCTTTAATACTGCCAAAGCTGTAAGAGAAGAATATGATCGTTTTTTAAATGATATTACCAAACAATATCAATCTGATATTGTTTTTGATGCCTTCTTTTCCTCAGCAAGAACCCAATTTACTACCCCTCTTGATGGACCATATAAATCTAATCCAGTCCCACCAGACAATATACAGAAGATTGTAGAAAGAGATGTTTATAGAAGACAAAAAGATCCTAGAATTATTCTGATTAAAGATGCCTATCGTGCAAGAGCACAGGTGGCAGTAATCGAACACTCTTATCAAAGCAGCTATCTGCCCATTATTAACCAGAACACTGGGTTTTTTGAACAGGTATCTACTTCTCAATTATTGTCTTTAATGTTGTATAAAGATCAAAACATTATACGACACTTACAAACTTTCTTATCTGACATCAATTCTTTTAAGAACTTCTCTTTGGGGGATGGTTTTTTTGATAGTATTGGTGATTTTAGTACAAAATACCCTGATTTTATTAGGAAATTTTCCAATCAAGCCAATTATTTAATTACCACAGAGATCGATAGTTTATTTGACCAGTTTAAACTCCTAGAAAATTCACTTGATTCTGTTATAGGTCAAATTAGTATGTTATCGTATGCTAAGAATACTAACAGTCAAAATCTTGGAGTTTTGTTTGGCTTTACCCAAGGAATGTTAGATAGGACTGAGGATATGGAGACTTCTAACAATATCCTGACCCCTGATCCACATATTTACCAGTTTAGAAGAATGTTAGATAATGCTTTATTTAGGTCTTTAACAAAAATAGAATCAGAAATTTCCAGAACTGACCAACAATTTTATCAGTCCACAGAAGCTAGAACTTTAATATTTGATAACCTTAAACAGAATGTCAATGCTAAATTATTTGTTCAGGCTGTTGATGTATTGGGGCAATTAGAAAGAAACTTATCATCTTTAAAAGACCCACAGGTGTTATTTGAGACTGTTAAAAATACACTAAGAATCAAGAGCAGTGATTTTGAGAAATTCCCTCCCATAGATCCTAGTATGAAAGCCTTACAAGCGGCCCAGATGTTAAAGAATTGGAGCCTAAAATTTTGATAGAAAAACTTAAACAGAAGTTTATTAAATTGTTACTTAGTATTTTATGGAAGTTGGAGAAAAATGATCTCTCCAAAATTCAGAAAGAAAAAGCTGAAATTATAGGTAATGTTATTCACACATTCCTAAATGATCTATTTATTAGTCAACAAAAAGATCGTGGTTTAGAAGATTTAGATTTAGAACCACTAAATGTAATCGAAGGTGGTACCTATAACTATTTCCCCCTCCCCAGTAGCAAAGTACCACATTTTCACTTCTTTTGTCCAAAATTAGCACTCTATATTTATATAGGTAGTCCTGCATCAGCATCTTATGAAGTTGCTAAGAGGTATGGCATTAGTAAACAAGAAAGAGATTTAGAATTATCTGATATTGCTGCTTTAGAGGTTATGGTACCTAAACTAGCTTCTGTAAGCGGAAAACAGAAACCTAAGTTACTGGTATTTAATTGGGAAGACCCCTGTACACAACAATCAGTAGCTAAAAGAATTTATGAGGCTTTGAATGGAGCGTAGATTTACAAATAACGTAGGATTCGAATATAGCCTCCAAGCACCTTCTCTTAGACAAGAAGGTATTAAACTCATTGAGGACCCCTTAACAACTGGTGGAAATAGTTGGGATCTAATTGATAAGGCATCTAGTTTTAATGGTCAAAATGCCCAAAAAACCATTGCCAGAGGCTGTAAGGCCTATGTTGTAGATGGTTTTGTCAGAATGGCTGTTGATCGTCATGCTGAGCTATTTAAGGACTTTGATTTAGGTGGTAGAAAAGAGGCAGTAGATTATCTTAAAAGAAGATTAAATCTTATCAGCTTGAAAGTAGGTGAACCTTGGCAGTTAATTATCACTCGTTATGTTCACGAATATTTTAAGCATGGTAACCCATTCTTCCTAAAAACCAGAGGAACTAAGGGTGGGGATGTTAATGTAAAACGACCCCTATACGAAGAAAAGCCCTATGCAATTTCAGGTATTTTCATTGTACACCCACTCTCCTTTGAGCCATTTGTAAAAGATTCTGTTTACTATGGTTGGAAATTTAATAAAGCTCACGCGCAAGAGAAGATTTCTACTGTTTCAGGCGAACCTCTTCCATCCAATCAAGCCTTAATTTCTAGGGGTCTTAGATACACTGGGAAGGAGACTGTTTTTAAGAATGGTGTGGACCTTATTCACACCCCTTATAAAAGACCTTCTGATTGTCATTATGGTTTTGGTTTAACTTTTGCAGCTCTTGAAGATGTTAGTTTACTTAGAAACCAGGAACAAACTACTGCTATTGCTTTAAAGAAAAACACGATTCCTGTATTGTGGCATAGAATCCTAAGACCATCAACTCCTGGTGGTGATTCAGAGCTGGAGATGAGAAATGCTTTAGCTAGCCATAGAAACATGAGTCAAGCGGGAGTTATTGTTACTCCTGGTACACATGAGTTAAAGATTTTAGGTTCTGAGAGTCAAGTACTTAGAACAGAGGGCTATCTTAAATATGGTGCTTATAGGGCTTTTGCTGGTCTTGGTGTTTCACCATTTTTAATGGGATTTGAGCCTGGTACGATTGGTACTGCTGAAGCAGCAATCGAACTTTTAATGAACAGGATTAGATTCTGCCAGCAAGAATTGGCAACGAATCTGGAAATGTTCCTTCTTAATGAGTTATTGTGGGAAGGTGGATTTGATCCTTACAATAAGGAAGAAGATCAAGTTAAATTGATTTTCAAAGAAATGGATGAAGCTAGACTTATTAAGCTTAGAGCCCATTTCACTGATATGATTACTAAAAACTCAATTACCTTTGAAGAAGGTAGAAGAGAGATGGGTTACCTAGAAAAAGTTAACTTTGAGGACCTCTATTATAATCGTGTCACAATTCCTATTGAAAAGGCGAAAGCTGAAGCAAAGGCAGCAGCGGCACCAGATACAACAACAAAACCTCCAAAGCCAACTAAAAAGAAAGTGGAATCGTTCTTTGTAGAGAATTTTGGGAAAATCAGATTAGACGAGTTCGTAGATGAGTTCAATAGAGCTTTTGATGTGAACATTGACGAGACCATAGAAGGATTGACAAATCTGGCTCATGATCCCGAAGCTGTCTTACTGTATCTGCACTTATTAATTGATGAGGCATATAAGGAATAACAAGATATGGAAAGTCAACTTTTAACTGCATTCGCAAAAGAAGGACCCTGGGCACTAATTACTTTTCTATTGGTTGCTTGGATTGTTAAGCAATCTACTACTGATAGACAGATGATGTACACATTGATGCAAGAATTCAGAGCTTCAATTGACTCTTTGAAAACTGCGGTAGATAAATTAACCAATAGACTAGAAGACCTGGAAGAGAATGCACAAAGGCAGGATAAGTTTGAATCCAGACTAGAATATTTGGAACGGGAGAAAAGAGACCATCATGTCTAAAGTTGAATGGGCTATGCCCAAAGCGTTTTTGTTATTTGGGGGTTTAATCTTTAAAGGTTTAGCTTTCTCAGAACAACCACTTCCCTTTAGTTGGGGACCAGGCTTGAAAGCTATTTCTATGATTGTATGGCCCGCTTTTGATGGTTCTTTGTTTTGGTTGCTTAAACCACCCGTTCAAGAGAAATCGGAAGTTGGCGACGAAGATTTAAGTGTGTAAAGGAGAATCATGAATTTTAGATCAATGCTAAGAGGCGGGCTTAACACTTTTGGTGGTAGCCGTATGGGACAAGGTTTAAGCCGTGGGCTTATTAATCTCCCAAATCTTGGAGGACATAAATATTCTCAGCAAATCGGAGCTGGCATTATGGCAGGTACTTCTGGTCTTTTGGCTAAAAAATCCGCCGATGCTAGAGCCAATCAAAATAACGGTGCCGCTGCTTTATATGGTGGGTTATCGGCAGTTTCTATGGTGGGAGCTGGGCATGCTATGTTTAACAAAAATGCTATTCAAAACCATTTACGTACAACTAGTCGTCTAGGCACTAGAGCTATGAGTGGTAGATTCGGCAAATTTAGGTTATAATAAATGAATAATCAAGATATTAGTTTAATCAGGGAACATTTCAAGCTCAAGACTGAGAATCCCATAAACACAGATCCTGGTAGGCCAATTCTTGAAGCCTCAGTAGCAGATATTAAGGTCAAAGATCTTAATGCTGTTTATCCTCTTATTAGAGCTTTGAACTCTGAGAAGCTTACCCGGAACAATACTTACTACCCGAGAGAAACTCTCATTGGGAAAAAGAATAAATTACAGCCTACTGGTTATGCTAGTTATGTAATCCCGCACCCTAAGCCTGTCATTACTAACCATGCTCTTCAAGATGGGTTTTTTACTCAAGCAGACAAGCCAATGGGAAGAATCCTATATGCTACCTACAAAGTAGAAAAGGACTCAAAGAAAGTAATTGCGGCTCCAAAGGGAATGCCTGGTTTCCTTTCTGGGGATGGTTGTATGAGCTTTGTGGCTTGTATTTCCGATCAGGAAGCAGTTCCTAAGGTTCTTGGTGGAGCCTATCACACAGTTTCGGTTGGCTCTAGAGTTGGGAAGATTATTGAATCCATCTCTGGTGCTGACTTAGTTGCATTGTCTCGTGCTGGAAAAGAACTACCTCCTTACAATAAAGGTGACTTTGTTGAGATTGATGGCCAGAAACGACTATGCTATTGGTCCATGTATGATATGATGGGCCTTGAGGTCAGCTACGTTAATGTTCCCAGTGATACAGAAGCTTTCAACGAAGATCCTGACATTGGTGTAGATGGTCTTAAACTCCTGTTAGGAGAGAAAAAGGTTGGATCTAAGGAATTCGCATTTTACGATGCACTTACTTTGGAGAAGCTTTTTGACTTATCAGAGGAAGAGCATAGTGCTTTTGCTCCAAACTTAGAATTAATTGATTCTGTGAAGATCCCTGAATACTTCTTCCTGAATATTCCGGATAAAAGTTATGCAACGGAGTCGTACAAAGCCCCTGAAGAGGAAGATACTAAGGTGGTTACGCCAATTGAGTTTGCGGCTAAGCAATTGGTAAATTTTGAAGGTCACGCAGGACAGATTTTAAAGGTTAATGAGAATGATGTTTTAGTAAGACTAGTTCTTACAGAAAACTATAAATTAACTCCAGAAATGAGAAAAGTGGATAAGAAAAAACTTACTTTATGTGAAACACAGGAAACACAAGATAACGTAAACGCAAAACTTAAATCATTTTTTATTGAGAATTTTAAACCAGGGACTAGTTTCAAGGAAAAATCCCTTTATGCTGAGCCTCTATTATCTTTAAGTGAGAAGAAAGAGTGGTCAGAAGGTGATTATTCTTGGGCTAAAGTCTTCAAAAAAGTCTATGACACTTGTTCTCAGCCGGAAACAATGAGGAATTGGGGTGTAGATAAGTCTTCGCCTATCGAATCTGAAACCATTGATAAGATGGTAACAATAATCACTAAGGAACTAAAGAATGGAAAAACTAACTAATCTGATTGAAGATTGTGTAGGCTCTTTAGATAAGCTTAAGGGTGTTAAGGCAGGTCTAGAAAAGGAAGGAAAAGAAATCCTTACCCAATTTGAAACCGCTTTTAATGCAAAAGTTAATGAGTTCTGTGTGGAGAAATCTACACAAAGTGTCATTGATGCTTTAGCTAAAACAGAAGAATCTACTGAAGCCAAAATTATGGACCCTGATCTTATGATCAAGTGCCAGGATGAGGCTATGGATGCGATGGAAGGAGAATGGAATGCTGACACTGCTAAACTAGCGGTGGCATCCTATCTAAAGAATGGCGGGGTACTAGAATCCTCAGAAGAGGAAGCAAACAAGAAGCTGACTTTTGGTGAGCTTTATAATCTTGCTTCTACAGATGAATCATTCAACACTGAAGTAGAGTTTACGGTAAAGCAGAGACAAGCTTTAACCACAGAAGCATTCTGTGGCCCAAACAAGTCTTTTCCAGTTATCAATAAACTATCTGCTGTTCAGGCGTTAGAGATGCTCGAAAAGCAAACAGAGGAAACTGCAAAACCCATTAAAGAAGCTATCTTTGAAAAGAGCAAGCAATTTGGATTGGTAGAAAAGGACGGCTCCTTTGCTCATGCTCCGATTTTCATTGATACCGTAAATGATAAGAAGGAGAGTTTACAATATACTCCTCTTCTGATTGAGACTGTAGAGGATGCCAAGAATGCTCTGGAGAACCTGCCCTTACTTTGTAAGACTTATGGTTTAACAGACGCTGCTAAAACCAGCGTAGAGACTTTCTTGACAGAATTAGTCGAAAATGAAAAATCTCTTTTCAAGACCGAAGAATTTATCCCTCTATTACAAAGTGAAAAGGAACTTTCTAAGCCGATTGAACTTGGCAACGAATTTCTTATGGCGTACTTTACTCGTCACGAATATAAGAACGATGAACAGGCTATGTTAGCCAAATTGGTTGGACTTATTAGAAAAGAAGGATTGACTTTAGAGAAGCTGGAGGAGTGCGGCAAACCTTACACGGTTTTCGGTGCTACAGTTTTAAGGAAACTTCTGACAGAAGCCCCCAAACAAACTCCCACTGACGAAGGCAGTAATGCCACTAAGGTTGATCCAGTCACTAGTCCAGTGGAAGGTAAAGTCAAAGAGACTTCTGAAGAAGAAGACAAAGATGTTGAAGATGATTCAAACACTTCTGGTCTTGGATTGTTTATGGAAATGAATACCAAACCAACAAATAAAAAAGGAAGAAACAAAGGAGATAATAAATAATGAGTATCGGTGATATGTACGGCTCTGCTATTCAGCCGACTAAGAGATGGCTAGGGGGTTTTACAGAACTCTCGAATCCTACTGTAGGCCAAACTCCGCCGGAGGAAATGCGAGTAGACCCATTTCTTCCTGCTCAGTTTGCTGACCCCTATGATCCGGCTGGTGGCATTGTCATTCCGGCTGGTCGATTCGTTTCTGTTGGCTATTCGTCTACCCAGACAATGGCTAGCTACGACAATGCTGGTGTGGCTGCTTCTGTAAGTGCTTACAGAGTTGGTCAAACAGATCGTGGTAAGACCACGCTGACCCTTCATGATGGTCGAAATCTCACTCCGGTGGGCCTTTCGGTTAACAACATCTTCAAGGGTAGTGGACAGATGACTAGTGGTAATACTAATACGACCACTGGTGCTTCTTATTGGACCACTGGTAACACCTTCAACCAGGATTCTGGAATGAGTGCTACTGATGTTAAGTTCCGCCGAGGCTTCCTTGCTTCCGTGCCGTTCGTTCTTCAAGTGAACAACGCACAGGGTGCTTTGACTGCTGGTGATCAGTTAACTGGTTATTGGGGGAGCACTTCTAGCACTTCTGCAATTGGTTGGATCCATCGAGGTAAGCCAGTTAAGTGGACTGCTTTGAGTATGCGATACCAAGTGTTCGCCGCTAATTCGACAGTTACTCTTACCGAGGCTATCTATCCTGGTCTGTTGCCGCGAGTTGTTGCATTGCTTAACTCTAGCACTCCTGTGACTGGTACTACGACCCTTGCCTTTAATGGTACGAACTGGGTGGCAACACTGCCAGCTACTTGTACTCAGATTTGGTACGAATATGGTCATACTGCCGATCAAAGAGGTGGTGAGGTAGTTAGAATTCAATCCTTGACGGATGTTAAGAGTCGAGAGGAGCTGTTCAAGTTTGTTGAAGTGGCTCGTGCAGACTATCTTAACTACCCGCCTATGACTCAACGACAAGCTGTCACTAATCGAAGTGCTGAATCAGCAACCGCTGTGGTCGCAGGTTCTGTCTATCGAGTTGTGTATGCCCCCGTATCGGTTAATCATAATGTGATTATCGAGATTCAGGGAACCATCATTGACCCGTCAACGGGTGTGTCTGTCACCTACTCTGGTGCTAACTGGTACACTCTTCCTTCTGGTCCGTCCTTGTCCTTGGTTGCTACTCTTAATGGACCATACCATTCTCTTAACTGGAGAACTGGCGTGATTGAACTGGCAGTGAATATTACTGCAACTGCGGTTCGAGTCACCTACTCTTCAGTTTCGTCAGTTGATGGTGCTGTTCTTTGGGGTGGTGGTATCGAAGGTCTTACCGACGGTCGTTATGTGACTGCTGGAACTGGTTCGGCTACTGGTATGGTGCCTTCTGCTAGAGCAGGTATTCCAGCCCACTTGAACTTCGCAGACGTTGTAGGAGAAATGAGATTCTTGGTGAAAAACTAAGGTTTAATGGGGCCAGTTACTGGCCCCAGCAGACAAATTAAGAGAAAAAAACTATGAATAACAGTATCCTTAAACTAATCAGTGAGGCAACGTCGAAGTCGGTTGAATCTGAAATTCGGGAATTCACCAAGGCTAATGGAATGGTCTTTGGTACCGAAGAAGGACAAACTACTCCTAAGAAAGTTGCTGCCCAAATGAAGGAAGCAGAAGAGTATGTCTACGCTATGTTCCGCCGAGAGAATCTTGACGGTGATAGGCTCGTAGTCCCGAACATCCCCATCAGTGAAATGATGGCCTCTTCGGACTCTTCGGTCATCTTTAAGCGTGTCATTAGCGAAATTCTTGTTAAGCCCACCGAACCCTCGGCTTGGCTGACCAACAACGTTGCTAAGAAGATTACGCTTGATGCCAGTGCTCCTCTTACCGTTACCTTCCCAACTGTCGGTGCTTACCAAGCATACGAAGTTGCTGAGGGTGGTGAATACAAGCCCCAGGCTCTCACCTTCCAAGAGCACATTGCAAGTCTTCGATTGAAGAAGTATGGTGTTATGGCTTCCCTTTCTGAGGAAGTTGAGCAACATTCTATCTACCCGTTGATTTCCTTGCACTTGGAACTCATGGCAAACGGTCTTAATCGTCGAGTTGAAGAGTTCCTGTATACAGCCCTCGTTCAGAAGGCCATTACAGTCTTTGATAATGACAACAGCATTGCTGCTGATCGCACCACGGGTGTTGATGTCAGCCAGGCTGCTAACGCATCATTGTCACTTCGAGACATCTTGACCCTCGCAGGTGTTGTGGTTGGTAATCGCTATAACCCATCTCACCTCTTGATTCATCCTCTCGCCTATCCGGTGATCTTCCAAGATCCCCTTATTCGAGGTACGTTCTTCCATCAGGGACAACTTGGTGGGACCATTCACAAGCAGGGACCTAATTTCGATCAAAGCCAGAATATGCCATTCGGCTTGTCGTATGTCCCCTACTATGCTCTGCCTTACAACGAGTCAGGTGTCATGGTTAATGCTCCTGGTTCAGGCTATGCTGCTGCACTTCTGACGGATGTGTACGTGATTGACTCGGCCAACTCAATGGTTCTTATGAATCGTGGTGATAACGAGTTCGATAGCATGGAAGATTGGTATCATGATGCAACGACCCTCAAGGCCAGACGATACTTCAACGTGTCGGCTATGGATGCTGGAAAGGGTATGGCGGCTGCTCGAAATATCAGAGTTGTTGATAACTTCGCTCCTCTGTTTACGGTTCGAAATACCGTCTAAGTTTCTGGTCCCTAGTTAAAATGGGGCCGAAGACTTATTCTTAGAGGTTCTTCCTAACGGGGGAACCTCTATTTATTATGATATGGTCGGCTATCCTGAGCTAGTCTATAATTACCCCGTTAATGGATCTACCAGTATTTCAGTAAACACTGATTTTACACTAGATTGGTCCATTGATATTTCGTTGTCTCAGGTTACTGATGCCAATGAATTAGCTAAGAGATTCGTTCTCTTTGACGAAGAAACTAATGCAGTTATTGCTCTTACCTATGTTTCTTATGAGGCATCTGATAAGAGATTAACTTTAAGACCTGCCAGTGTTCTTCGCAGCTCTACCAAATACCGTTTAATCGTCCGTAGTGGCTTTCAGGACGCAAATGGAAGAAAGACCCGACAAGATTACACGATATCCTTCACAACGGCCTCTATAGGGCTCACAGCGGTATCTCTGCTTTCTCCAACTAATGGAAGTAGTCTCTTAGAGAGTCCATATGTTTTTACTTGGAACCCCACTACTTCTACCACAGGTGTAGTTGGCTTAGCTTATGATGTTAATTTCTATGAAAACGGAATTAACATAGGAACCTTTACCTCAGTTGGTACCGAATTAGTTTTAGCTGATGGTAGTTATGAAGCTACTCTAGGATCTTTACAAGGTAGAACTTTAAGTTGGGAGGTAGTTACCAGAACTAATTTTGGATACTCTTCTGGTACTGTTTACTATACTGCACCTTCTGCTAGATGGAGTATTCTGTTTGATACTGGGTCACAGATAAGTACCCCAGCAGACCCATCTTCTTCAAGGGTCTACGACTTTGAGGAATACAGTTACCCTGTACCATTAGTAGTTGATAGTGTTACCCCCGAGCACCTATCCACCAATCAGGTTGCTTTTCCAGTAATAAGTTTAACTTTCACTCAGCCCATAGTTACAGGTGGCCTAAATTCTTATTTCTCAGTCGTAAGAAAAGATCAGTTGCCTAGAAACGATATTCCTGCCTCCTATTTGGAGTCTACTGTCTCTGGGAGTTGGAGTGTTGATGGAACAGTAGCTACTTTCACCCCTAGTGAAACATTTTATTCTAATATGAGATATACCGTCTCAGTTAGAAAAGGATTATCTAGCTACAATGGCAGTCAAACCTTAGGGGAAAATTTCTCCTATCAATTTTCCAGTCTTTATGATCCTTACTATGTAGATATACGAGTTATTAAAGCTAGATTACGATCAGAAGCATCTACGATGCCAGATGATTTGATTAATTACTACATATATTTAGCATCATTAGAAGCTAAAGCTAAATTCTCTGCATGGATTTTAGGTGGATCAGTAGGAACATTTGGAGATTCACTATTAGAAACCTATGTTCGTGATACCAATAATCTTAAAGGATTTGGGGTTCTTAAGTGGGTTGAAGCTTATACTTTAGTACAACTATATGCTTCAATACTGGTTGATGAGCTTAGAAACGTTGGTAGACGACGAAGACTTGGTGATTATGAAGAAGCTTTAACAGACGATTTTCTTGCTGGTATTAAAGATGCCAAACAAGCAGCAGCTGACGAAATGATAAAATGGGAAGTTTATTTAACCCCAAGCGGTCATATTGGATATGCTACTAGAATGTCAGATGTTAATTTAGATATGACCAACTATTTTGATGTTTCTTTAGATTGGGGAGAAATTAACAGAGGTAGAAACTTTTAATGAGTTCAGAGTGGAATCAAGATAAAGGTAGCTGGAAGATTTCTAAGCCTTTAGGTAAGGCTGCTGAGGGATTCATATTTGAAAACCCCGACTATGTGGTTTATCTAAGAAAGAGACAAAATGACCCATGCCCAATACACTATGACTACGCTACTGGCTCTGAGAACGGATTAAGATTAGAGGGTGAGCCTTGTCCTATTTGTTGGGGGACTGGTAAAAAGGTAATACCATTAATTGTTCCCATTAGAATCTTCCAAGGTCACGCTATGGGGATGAATGTAAACAAAACCGAACCAGGTTACACTGAAAATTGGGATTTTGTAGGATACCTTCCCAGAAAAATTAAACCTACCTACGAAGATATAATCTTTTTTGTAGAGTGGAATGTTCCTGTATGGTCAGTTCCAACAGATCAACGAAGAAGAATTGTAAGTGTAACAGATGTCGTACAAATTAAAGCTACTATTGATAGATTTGAGAAAGAAGTAGCATTTATGGCAGTAGATCTCCGTTCATATAATATAGAACACAGCATTTTAGGTAGAAACCTACCACTAATGCTTAATATCCCAGTCTTCCAATTAGAAGATTGGAACAGAACTACCTATTGGTAAATCAATTTTTTCCCTTAGGATATAAGGAATAGATAACATGGCGACTAATTGTCTTATTGTGGGCACAGCAACTAATGGACCTTGTAACTTAGTAACAAGGGTAGACAACTTAGCGAAACTTAAACAAATTTTTGGTGGTGATTATGTTCAAACTGAATTTATCACAGCGACGGCCAGTTCTGTTGTTTTAGATTACCCAAACCAATCTTCAGTAAAAAACGAAAGTTCTGATGGTAGAACAGGAGTTTTATATAGGCCTACTGTTCAAGAAAGCACTATGTATTTCGGATCCATCGGTGGTACTGGGGATGTTATGGATTTTACTTACACCCCATACTTAGGAGATGCAGATCTTCTAAATGCTAGTAATTATTTACTAGATAATGGTGCGGCTGGGTTTTATGTATGTCGTATTGGTGGTAGTTATGCCTCGATTGTTCGTGATGGTTGGAGTTTTATGTCCAACTATAAAGGACTCCAGTTTAATGATATTACATTAACAACTACAGCTACTAGTATTATAGTTGATGCCTTTCAACAATTTCCTACCAGAACCTATACAGGTGAAGTGGAGGATATGGTAAAAAACATAAATTCTGATTCTAGTTTGGGCATCATTCCTTTCTATATAGCAGAATCTACACAAACACCCACCATATTTACATCTGTTAGTATGACAGGTGGTCTTAACGGGGTGATTGATTATAATGCTGTAAATGAGTTCATTAATTCATCCACCATACCCCCAGATGTCACTCATGTATTTGTGCTTGGTCCTGTAGACAGTAATATTTTAGATTTGCTTAATAGTTCTTTCCTAGAGCAAACCTATCAACTTAGAATTTGGGGTTTCCAAGCTCCCTCTTTAGATGGTGCTTATCCTTATTATGGAGCCAATACAGCGGAAACAGCTTTTAAACTACAGAATCCTGGGGTTGGTTCTCAGAGTTTTGAGGGGTTCACTCATAATACATCCCTCTCAGTACTTCAAAGCTGCTCTGTTTCTCCTACTGGGTTGGTAATTGATCGTACACAGTCTGGTTATGGTAATAACAGAGTTCACGGGGGAACCAAAGGCTTACAACTCTTTCCTAATAATACGTTTACTACAATTACTTTAACACCCCCTTCAACAGGATATAAGATAAATAGTCTAGGTTTTTGGTTGGGGTCTGGCGAGTACAGGTTAAGAGTTAAGGCTTACTCTGGGAATGAGGTTATGTTCTACGCTGATAGCTTGACTGGTGTAGCTTCTGGTACAGCTCATTTTATGGGTCTTCAGTTTAAGAAACCTGCTACCAAGGTTACACTTAGTGGCATCCAAGGAGCTATTCCGAGTAGAGTAACTCTGGATGATGTTTATATAGGTGTTGTAACTGCTGCTGGGAGTGGTAATAACTTAGACGATGTACTAGCTTATATAAGAGGATCTCAAATAAAACACCCTATGGTGGCTTTGTTTGGTGGAGATTGTTTCTTACAAATTGGAGCCCAATCTTACAAAAAGCCCACAGTTCTTGCTGCTGCACTAGTTACTTTACAAAATAATGGTTTACTTACTAATAAATCGGCAAAAGTATTAGGAGTAGATCCTGTCTTCTCAGAAGATGAATTAGAGTTAGCTTATTTAAACGGCATAAATTTATTCAGAAGGTGGATTGGTTCTGGTATTGCAGTGGATAAGGGAGTTTGTTTAGATACTACTTTTAGCTATTCTTATACTACCAGACTATCAGAAATATCTAGCGTAGCTACAATTTATTTACGTAAATTTATTGGATTCCAGTTACAAAGAGGATACCAACAAAACATAGCCACAGAATTGAAAACTAAGTTGGCTGTAATTGAAGATGTAACTATCGAAGATGTAGTAGTAGATTATATGGATGGAGTAATGAGGGTATTTATAGAAGGACTTATATATGGAGAAATTCTAAAAATCTCCTTTAATGTGAGAACTGCTTAACCCTCTATTTAGTAAGACAGCTATGGCGGTTTTACCAACTGACACAAGAGCGGACGTGAATCCGTATGCAATTGGGTCATATATTTATGACCTTATTGGAGAATTCTTTGTCAACAAGTATAAACTTGCATATTCTGAGAGTTACCCTAAAGAAGCTGTAACTCAACCAACAATCACCTGGAGAATCTATCGTAGAGTCCCTGGTGGTGGACAGCATGGAATTGCACAGTCTAGAGGGGCATCTTACTCTGGGACTATGGGCACAGATGAGTTTGGTCAATTAGTTGAAACTCACAAACAACAATTTCGAATTACTTTGGAATTTGCTGTATTTGGAACCTCCAACACAGAAGTCAATAGTCTGGCTTGGGACCTAGAAAATGCTATAAATGACTGTGAAGGATTACTCCAGCTTCAATTTCCAGGCCTTGTCCTGGTTTTTGAGCAACAAATGGGGGATTCAAACTACGACTGGAAGAGTCAAGATGATCTAAATGTGAGAACAATTAGATACACCATAGTTCTTCCAGTAAGATATAAAGTCATCCTTCCAGAACTCAGAGAAATCGTAGTGGAGACAAGAGTTGGATCTTATATAGATGTAACCGAAAGGTTAACTAGAACAAGTTCTAATTCTTTGTATGTGCCAATTCCTAATAAATCAACTTTTACTATTACAGACATTAAGTCCATAGTAAAATTCAGATCTAACAGCAGTGAACTAAGTAACCTTTATGCTGGCATTGATTATCAAGTAGTCAGAATGGATGATAATACCATCCAAATTAAGTGGTTAGATGATGCAGGAACACCTCCTCAAGTAGGAGAAGATTTTGTTATTGAGTATTTGTTCGCCCCTACTGTTACGACTTTTAGTTCTAGAAAACCAGTAGAAACTTTCCCAGAAAGAATTACAGAGTCCGAATTGGAAGACTCTTAAAAAAATAAACAGAAAATGAACGAGAATAGAACGTACTCTATTATATTAGGAGATAAATAAGCATGTCAGTTATTCCAGGAATTACCTTTACCACAATTGGTGGTAAAATCAAACAAATTGTGGAGGGTCCCACAACTAACAGCCTACTTATTATCGGTACGGCTCTAGATGGGCCGTTGAATAAGCCCGTCCGGATTGATGATGCCACTCAAGCTGAAAAGCTGTTTGGTCCAGCAAATTATAGTAATAGTTACCTAGATCCTATTACTGGAACCGAGACAGGGAAGTATGCAGGTGCTACTCTTCCTCTAGCTATTGCTCAGGCTATTTCAGCTGGTTGTAAGGATATTACAGTCGTTAGAGCTAGCGGTACTAAAGCTACCGTAACATTGGGTTCTGGTGGTTATCTTGTAGGTACTGCCCAGAATCCTGGCAGAATCTATAATTCACAAACCATGTCACTCGGTATTTCCGGGGACACTTACACCTTTACGCTAACTCAGCCTCTTAGTAAGGGCGGTAATTTAAGTTTTACAGGTAGTGCTAGTGGTACTACTTTAGGTGAGTTTATTACCCGAGTTAATGGTGCATTTGCTAATAAAGTCGTTGAAATTGATGACTCTGCTGATGCATTGAATCCTTTCCTTGCTTCCACGTTAAGCTCTTTAACAGCCAGTATTACTGGTACCGCCAGTTTTAGTGGTGGTACTAATGGTTGTTTTGCAAGAGGCGAAACTTTTGGCCCAGAACATTTCACAGCTGCTGGTTCAGGTTTGTTTGGTTATGCGGGTGGCCTTGTAGCAGCGGTTACAGGAACTTTCCAATCTCTTAGAAACCAACGATACGGAGCAGATATTATTTGTCTGACTGGTATTAATGTTGATGATCAGGTAACTGCTGGTGGTAATGCTACTAGTACTAGTATCATTAATGACTTTGCGGATTGGGTTGATGCTATGTCTGCCGAAATTATGCCGTGTCACGGTGTTATTGGTACAAGAAGCTTCACTTCCAGAGACGACAACCAAGTCATTAACTGGCTTACTAGTAACCTTTTGGCAACTTCGTATGGCTACTTTAAACAAGCTAGCAAGTGGATTAAAGCAGGTCCTATTCTTTATACTGGTCGAAGTCGAGCAGGTGCAAGGGGTACTGTTAACGATGTATTTACAAATGTTTCCGTGGTTGCGGGTCCTGATGTGGTTTATAGCCACGTAGATATGGGTGGAGATTATACAACTTCTCCTGTAGTTGCCTATGCCGCTTTCTTAACTACGATTCCGCCAGAACAATCAGCAACTCAAACTCCTATTCCGGGTATTAAGGGTTATACTCGACCATTCCCCCATACGTATGCGACATTGTTGCAAAATGGTGTGGGTGCTGATATGAATAACAATATCAGTGGTGGAGGTGCTTACGTTGTCTTAGTAAGAGACCAGGTTAATCCTTTAGCCAACCTTGTAGTTAATGATGACGTAACTGCTGGTCAGAGAGACTCAAATTATCGCAACTACCAAGCTAGACACATGACAGCTTCCATCCAGAAAGACCTTCAAACCGCGCTTCGCGGCTTCTTGGGTCAGGCTAGTGGGCTTGATGTTAGAGCTGCTATGGAAAGCCGAATCGAGAATGTTCTTGAAGGCTACAACATGAGTGGTGGTCTAAGAGGAAGTAGAGGCGTAGGATACGACTATCGAGTTGAAATGCTCGGAACAGAGGGTAACGTTGGTATAGTTACCGTCTTTATTGAATTGGCTCTTGCCAACGCAATCAGACAGATTAAGCTTGTCGTTTCGATTAGACAGGTTGATTAATAAGGATAAACTAACACAATGAGAACTAATCCATTTCAAAGAGGAGCCTACTCTTCATATTCCGCAAACTATAAGCCTAAAAAGGCTAGCTATAGTGTAACGGACTATGCTGACAAGACTTTCTCGGGTCACGACCATCAAGTCTATTTTAACGATACTAAAGTGGGTAACGCTGAGGCCATTTCTTGGACCACCAGCACAGAAACTGTAAGTAACCATGTTATGGGTCGCCGCGATCCCGTTGCCTTTACCCAAGGCAAACGGGTGGTCGTTGGTTCACTGGTTCTACAAGAATTTGCCCAACATGCATTCTTACATGAGATTTGGCGGCTACATGAAAGTAGACTTGGAGTTATTGGTGATTTGTGGAATCTTTCACAAGGGACTAATGGACTTAACTTGTCAAACGGCACTTTTGACACAACTCAGGTAGTTGGCTCTAATGCTCTTGGTGGTGGTTTCACCTACCAAAGCCCAGATGCTAACAATCTTGGTGGATTGTCTAACTTCCGTGGACTTAGTGCAACTGATCTTCAGGCACAGTTGAAGGAGCAAATTATTGATGCTGCTTCTGCTGCGAAGAATGTGATTTTGCAATACGCAGATCAGATTCCTCCTTTTGACATCACGTTGGTTGGTGTTAATAAGTCAGGAGCAGCTAGAAAATGTACACTGTTTGGTGTGCAGATTACCCAGGAAACTGGTGGTATCAGTCAGGCAGATATGGGCGGACAAATGGGTATGGCCTTTGTTGCTCTTGCAGTCTCGCCGTGGACTGCGCTTACAGTTGGTTAATACCAACTGAGGGGTAGCTAGGGCTAAGCCCTAGCTACCGTATGTTTTATGGCAGAATATAGAGACCCTATCTATAGACAAGCAGGTGATGTAGAATTAGATGGTTATGTGTACACAACGGGAGCTAAAATCCCAGCCATGTATAAAAATGCCAAAGTATATTCTCCATCCGATATGCACGTTACTGCCCTTGTTCCTTTTTCTTTAAACAGCAAAGAGGGCAAATTAACTGAAGTTCCCCTTTATAATTTAGCTCTTTTAGCTATTTCTACTCACAGAGACAAATACCCCGTTGTTTCTTTAGGTTCTCGTGGTAGCAAGGGAACCACTAGGGGACATAGAATGATCGCTGGATCATTGGGTTTTACGTTTATAAATGAAAACCCCTTCGCCCCTTTGTTAAGAGAGTTTGCTTCCTGGTCTGGAAATGCTTACAATGCTTTAAGACTTCTTCCAGACGAATTACCTAAATTTGATTTATTAGTTGTCTTTAAAGGTCTCCATGCAACTAATGATAATGCCTTTTTGATGATTAAAGGTATTGAGATCACTGACTCTGGTAGAAATGCTAATATCAATGATCCTAATATTGGGGACTCTTATGGGTTTATGGCACAATCATTTACTGACATAAATGATTTATCCCAATTTAATTTAGTTTCAATTCCAGAAAGAAGACAACCAGAGCCACCTAAAGCTGTATTAACCTCCAATGTTCAGACTACTAATCTGCCAAGTAAAGGGGAAGCTTTTAGCAACATAACTTCTGTTTCGGCTTCTGGTAGTTTGGGTATGATGTCTTCGGAATGTTTGTTACTGGGATCTGAAATTCACACACCTTTCACTTTGGTTAAAGTAGAAGATTTAAATGTGGGTGATAAGGTTACTTCTTGGAAAGGAACAGAAGAAACAGTAATTGCAAAAAACATTATTGAAAATCAGCCCATATACGAAGTTGTAACTAAGACAGGTACTTTTTACTGTTCAACATCCCACAGGGTCTGTATTGACCCGTTAAACCCCCATAACTTCCAGATAACAGCAGACCTCTCCTTAGAAACTGTACTACTTGATATTAGGTTGGATCCAGTAGAGATCTTATCTATAAAAGAAGCTGGGGTTGGTACTGTTGTGAATATAGCTTTAAGTGGTCCCACTAATACATATTTTAGTAATGGGGTATGGCACCATAACAAGTGGAAGGTTGATGGTAATGGGAATTTGTTAGCTATTGGAAGCTTAATTCCAATTACTAGAGTTTAATAGGAGTTAAGATGAACCAGATTATTACTACAATTCAATCTTTAAACATAAATCCCTATGAAGCTTCATTTAACTCTGTTTATGAGGAATCAACTATCCCTGGTTCTCCTTTAACTACAGCAAATTATGCTCTACTTAATCGAGATGCTTCTGCTTTGAATATTTCAATATCTTCTTTATTGTCTCAAATTCAGGATGCAGTTCATTTAGGAGATAGTTAATGCCACTAACACCCAATAATAATTCTTACAGACCACCTTCTTATGAAATTGGTGAGCAGTGGAAGGTTGTAGATAGATTTGATTCAACCTATTGGTCTGGACAGGATGTTAGAGTTTATGCGAACAATATCAGACTAGAAGAAGCTGTACAGGTTAGCTATCAGATTATAGAACCCATTAGGCCTGTTTATGGTTATGCTAGCTATGTAGCAGATCGTATGGTACATGGTCAGAGATTAATTGTTGGTGAACTGAGTGTTAATTTCAAGAAAGATGGCTATATTTTTTCTTTGATTAGTGCTTTAAAACGAGAAGAGAATTGGTTGACAGGTTCCAGAAATAATGAGTCAAATAATCCTGTTTCAGCTGTAGGTACTGAGTATGGTTTATTTAGATACGATCAAACAACCATTGATGCTATCAGGTCTGGAAGTTACAAGGGTAGGACGCTATCTAAAATCGTAGATCAAGTATATAATGATGATTTATTGGATAGTGGCGGCGGTAATTATTCACCAATTATTCTGAATGAAGCACCCATGTTCCGTACCAAGGAAGAGGGCTTTGATTTAAATATTACTTATGGCACCCA